CGCCAACCCCACCCCCACCCCCGAGGAGAACCCCGCCAATGGCTGAACCCGCCATCATCTACGCCTGGCGCATCGAGCGCCTCGATGCCGCACCCACCGAAGGCGCCCTCACCAACGTCGTCCGCAAGATCCACTGGCGCCTGTTCGGAGCCGACGGCACCAACACCCTCGACATCTACGGCGACGTGCCCGTGGGCGCCCCCGACCCCGAGGACTTCACCCAGTTCGAGGACCTCACAGAAGCCACGGTGACCACCTGGCTGGAGGCCGCCATCAATGCCCGTGCCGGGGAGGGAGAGCCCACCGTCGCCCAGATGCGCACCGGCCTGGCAGAGATGCTGGCCGCAAAGCGCACCCCGTCCATGGTGCCGATGCCGATGCCGTGGGAGCCTTGACGTTGAAAGCGATTAAACTGGGCGCACGCAAGGGGCGAGCATGGCCGCAATCCTGACCACGTCTGGCCGTGTCCTCATCGCCTCGGCGATCAGGAGCCGCACCGCCCACCTGGCATGGGGATCTGGATCGTCCAGCTGGGGGAGCACTCCTCCGGCGCCACCCGCGAATGCCACTGCCCTTCTCGCAGAGGTGGGTCGCCGCAAGGCTGCCCAGGTTGATTTCTGCGTCCCGGATTCAGCCGGGGCGATCAGTGTCCCGGATGGGAAGTTCAGCGTCACCAGCACGCCGACCAATAGCCTGTACTTCAAGTTTCACTTCGACTTCGCTGATGGGGTTGGGTCGACCATCCGCGAGCAGGCGATCTTCCTCGACACCGTTGCCATTGCCCCTGTCCCCGTTGGCCAGTTCTACCTGACCCCGGCAGAGATGGCGCAGCCTGGCACCATGCTGGTGATTGAGCGACGGGCGCCAATCATCCGAGAGATCACAACCCGTCAGCTGTTCGAGTTCGTGGTGACCTTCTGATGCCTCTCGCTGGCTACTACAACCGCTTCAGCGCTGGCGACCGTTACGACGAGTTGCTGTTCCGCGCCGGCAAGGGCCTGCAGTCGGCAGAGCTCAACGAGGTCCAGAGCACGCTGATCGACCGCCTGAAGCGGATCGCTGATGCAGTGTTCAAGGATGGCGCTGTGATCAGCGGCACGCCGCCGACGATCAACGGCACTACCGCTGCCTGCCCGCTGAGCCTGATCTACCTGCGCGGCGCGATGCGTGAGGTGGCCGCGGCCAACCTCACCATCTCGCTGGTCGGCATTGTGCGGGTCGGCGTCTACCTGGTCGATGCAGAGATCACGGAGGTCGAAGATCCTGACCTGCGCGACCCGGCCGTCAACACCCGCAACTACACCGAGCCTGGCGCTGGCCGTCTGCAGGTCACCGCCTCCTGGGGCCGCGAGGGCGACGGCGGCGCCGGCACCTTCTACCCGGTCTACACGATCATCGATGGCACGCTGCTCAACCCAGGCGGCGACAACTTCGGCGATGCGTTCACCGAAGCGCTGGCCCGCTACGACCGCGAGAGCAACGGCAACTACATCGTCACCGGCCTCAGCGTCACCGCCCTGGGCCTCGCTGCTGGCGTCAACGCCTTCTCGGTGAAGGACGGCACCGGCAACATCTTCGGCTACAAGATCGACAAGCTGGCATCCACCCGGCTGAACTACGCAGAAGACCCCGACCTGGAGCTGGTCGACGCTGAGCCCGACACCTTCACCGGCACGACCGGCGGCAGCGCCACCATCCAGCTGAACCGCTTCCCCGTCGAGTCGATCCTCGAGGTGGTGATCACCAGGCAGAAGACCGTTACCATCACCCGCGGCGGCGCCAGCGGCGGTCAGGACACCCTGCCGGATGTGTCGGTGCTGAGCATCCAGAGCATCACGCAGGGCGGCACCACCTACACAGCGACGACCGACTACTTCCTGAACGGCGACAAGGTGGACTGGTCGCCCGGCGGCGCTGAGCCAGCTCCTGGCTCTACCTACTCGATCACCTACCGCTACCTGGGCAACGTCACCCCAACGGCCGTGAACCTCCAGGCCGGCACGTTCACGGTGAGCGGCGCGGTGAACGGCACGCTGGTGCTCACCGACTACCGGTGGAAGCTGCCGCGTTACGACCGGCTGTGCATCGACCGCGACGGCAACTTCTCCCGGGTGAAGGGGATCAGCACCCGCTTCAACCCGCTGCCGCCTTCAGTGCCGTCTGGCCTGCTGAGCCTGGCGACGGTCGAGCAGAAGTGGGGCGAGACGCCGACCGTCAGCAACGACGGCATCCGCGCGCTGCCCTTCGACCAGCTGGAGCGCATGCGCTCGTTGATCGTGGACCTGTTCGACCTGGTGGCGGTGGAGCGACTGCGCAACGACATCAGCAGCCGCGAGCCCAGCAGCAAGCGCGGAGTCTTCGTCGACCCCTTCTTGGACGACGACCTGCGCGACCAGGGCATCACGCAAACCGCTGCGATCGTTGACGGCACCCTGCAGCTGCCGATCGCGCCAACCGTCTACCAAGCCGCGACGAACAACACCCAGGACTGGATGCTCTCCTACACCGAGGAGATCATCCTGGAGCAGACGCGGCAGACGGGCAGCAGCAAGATCAACCCATACCAGGCGTTCGATCCAATCCCTGCTGCGGTGGTGCTCACCCCTGCAGTCGATCGCTTCACGATCATCGACACGATCTGGTCGAGCCCAGTTGTGCAGCAGATCAACACCTGGCTCGGATTGACCGGCCGGTTTGCGATCGACAGCGTAACCAGCACCACCCGCACCGAGCTGCTCAGCGAAACCGAGCGGCCGGCTGAGTTCCTTCGCCAGATCCAGGTCAACTTCACCCTTGAGGGCTTCGACCCTGGTGAGACCCTCACCGAAGTCAAGTTCGACGGGATCGACGTCACCCCCTGATAGCCATGCCCCTTACAGCAAACCCAGCCGGTCAGATCTCGGGGTCGTTCACTATCCCCGCCAACGTGCCCGTCGGCACGAAGCGCGTCACCTTCCTGGGCAACCAGGGCAGCTTCGGCGCTGCGCGCTTCATCGGCTCCGGCACGATCCTCACCCGCACGCAGCGGCAGCTGACCACCATCGAGACGCGGTTCTGGGATCCGCTGGCCCAGACCTTCCGCATCGATCAGTCGCGGCATGTGACCGCTGTGGACTTCAAGTTCACCGCCGTCGGCAACACCGCCAACAAGGTCTACCTGGAGATCCGCGAGACAGAGGTGGGCCTGCCCAACGCCACCACCCTGGCAGAGGGGGTGCTGCAGGGCACGGCGATCACGGTGGGGCAGTGGAACAAGATCAGCCTGACCCGGCCGGTGTTCCTGCAGGCCGGCGTCGAGTATGCGATGGTGCTGCTCACCGATGACGCCAACCACGCGGTGGGCCTGGCCGAGCTCGGGAAGTTCGACAGCGCCGCCCAGCAGTTCGTCACCAGCCAGCCGTACACGATCGGCACCATGCTGAAGTCGAGCAACGCCTCGACCTGGACGCCGGTGCAGGAGTCGGACCTCACCTTCCGCATGTACGGGGCCCTGTTCTCCAGCACCACCAGGACCATCAACCTGGGCCCGGTGCGCGGAGCTGCGGTGTCTAGCCTGACCCGATCGGGATCGACCGCAACGCTCACCACCAGCACGCCGCACGGCTTCGTAACCGGCCAGAAGGTGGTGGTCAGTGGCGCGGCGCAGACCGACTACAACGGCGCCTTCACGGTCACCGTCACCAGCCCCACGGTGTTCACCTACACGGTGGCCAACAACCCGGCCACGCCTGCGACAGGCACGATCCTGGCCGCCGCTGGCGACACGACCGACCTGGTGGCGCTGGCCGGTGTGGAGCGGGTAAGCTCCGAGACCAACGCCGAGTTCATCTTCACTCGCCCTGATGGATCTGAGATCCGCGGCGCCGACAATGCCCTGATCCGGTTGGCGGAAGATGTGAACGTGCCGCTGACCCTCTCGGCGGTGTTGCGCGGCACCACCACCCTGAGCCCCTACCTGTTCGCCGGCACGCAGACGGTCCTGGGCAACCTCGGAGAGACCGGCACCTATGTGAGCCGTGCTGTCCCCTGCGCCGCGGGCGCGAAGGTGAGCTGCACCTTCGAGGCGCTGCTGCCCGGTGCATCGAGCGTGCTGGTGGAGTTCGAGACCAGCACCGGCGCCTGGCAGACAGTGGCGCTGACCAGCAGCTCGTCGGCGGGTGATGGGTGGGTGGAGCGCATCCACACGGTCGCCAGCCTTGCGGCCGGCGGCACGACCACACGCGTGCGCCTGACCCTCACCGGCTCTGCAGCGGCCCGGCCGCAGCTGCGCCAGCTTCGCCTCGTGGTGATCTGATCCCATGCCCATCGACGATCGGACGACGAACCGCAGCTACCAGCTGCCCAACTTCGCCAACCTGCTGGCGGATGACGTGACGCGCCTGCGTGCTGCGCTGCAGTCGATCGATGCCGACATCTTCGCCCGGTACACCAAGGCCGAGGTAGACACGCTGCTGACAGGCCTGATCCAGGGGGCGCCCGGTGCGCTCGACACCCTGAACGAGCTGGCGGCCGCGCTGGGCGACGATCCCAACTTCGCGGCGACGATCACCAACCAGCTTGCGCAGAAGGCCAACTCCGCAGACGTCTACACCAGGACGCAGAGCGACGCGCGCTACGTGCAGGGCCAGACCCAGGCGGAGATGGTGTTCATCGCCACCGCCAACCAGTCGGTGTTCACGCTGTCGACGCCGGTGATCAACAAGCCATCGGCGCTGGTGACGGTGGACGGCGTGGTGCAGCCGACCAGCGAGTACAGCCTTAACCAGGCTGGCACCTCGCTGACGCTGAGCGAGGGCGTTCCGGTTGGCACCGTGGTGCGTGTGCTGGCGTTGGGCGTAGCGTCTGCTGGCGCGCCGGCTGATGACTCGGTGACGGAGCCGAAGTTCCGTACTGGCGCGGTCTCAACTCGGGCCCTGGCGGTGGGCATCGCACCAACGGTGGGCAGCATCAACGCTGGCCCGCTTGCAGGCTTCCGCAACGCAATCATCAACGGCCATTTCTGGCTTTGGCAACGAGGCACAAGTTTCACCGGCTCAGAGTACGGCGCGGATCGATGGCGGAATCTTCGCAATGGCACCGCATGCACGATGAGCCGGCAAAAGTTCAGCCTTGGGCAAACTCAGGTGCCTGGAGACCCTGAGTTTTTCTGTCGAATGGTTGTCGCGTCTGTGACGGGGGCTGACAACTATTCGCTGTTGCAGCAACGCATCGAGTATGTGCGCACGTTCGCGAACAAGGAAATTACAATCTCGTTCTGGGCAAGAGCAAACGCGCCTGGCAGCATCAGCATCGAGCTGGAACAGATCTTCGGAACAGGCGGATCGCCAAGCGCTCCCGTGACTGGGATCGGCGTCGTGAAGAAGCAGGTGACTACTTCCTGGCAGAAGATTGAGCACACAGTGACGCTGCCTTCGCTCAGCGGCAAAACACAAGGCGCCGATGACGATTGCCTGGCCCTTAACATTTGGCTGGATGCAGGATCGGACTTTGCATCACGCACTGCCGAACTGGGCCACCAGTCCAACACCTTCAGTATTGGCCAGGTGCAAGTCGAGCTCGGGCCAATCAGCACGCCATTCGAGCGCAGGCCTGAGGCCGTCGAGTTCGTCCTGTGCCAGCGCTACTACCAGGCCGGCACGCGCGTCAACGTCGGTGGCGTCACGGCCAATGGGGTCGGGCTCTACTCATCCGTGCAGCTCCCTGTGAGGATGCGGCGCACGCCGGCTGCCGAGCAAGAAAGCGTCGCGTTTGTCGGCAGCTGCAACGACATCTCTGTGCTGCCAGGCACAGGCCACATGGACGTGATTGTGTCCAACACAACTGGCGGAGCAGGCATTGCAACTGCCTTCTACGCTTTGTCCGCTGAACTGTGATGAGTTCTGCGTCGCCACCGTTCTTCACTTCGCCTTCCTGACCCATGCCACTGCAAAGGATTCCCGGCGCCATGGTGTCGGACTCGACCATCACAGGAGCTGACGTTCAAGACAACAGCCTCGGCCGCAACGACATGGGCGAGTCGCTGATCCGTCTCGGCACCCAGCAGGCCACGACCAGCGGCGTGGCCAAGGAGTTCACCGGCATCCCCTCCTGGGCCCGGCGGGTCACCCTGCACCTCTGGTTCGTCTCCACCAACGGCACGTCCAACATCCTGGTGCAGCTCGGCACCGGCGGCGCTCCCACCACGTCGGGCTACACCGGCCACAGCGTCTTCTCCTGGGCCAGCGGGGTCGCGCCAGTGAGCTCCACCAACGGCATCCCCATCTTCAGCAACGCCGCCAGCTACAGCCACTTCGGCACTCTCACCTTCAACAACATCGGCGGCAACTCCTGGGTCGCATCCGGCCAGCTGGTCACGGGCGGCACGGCTGGCGCGATTGTCTCCGGCGGCTTCATCGAGCTGGCCGGCGTGCTCAACTACCTGCGCATCGTTACCGCCAACGGCACCGACGCCTTCGACGCAGGCGCCGTGAACATCACCTGGGAGTGAGACCCAGGCCGGCACCCCTAGAATCAACCAGACAGGAGGACCCTCCTACCTATGACAACGACCTTTCTCCACGGCGTAGAGGTCCTCCAGATTGACACTGGGGCCCGGCCGATCCAGACCGTTCGATCCTCGGTGATCGGCCTCATCGGCACTGCACCCGACGCGGACGATGAGAAGTTCCCCCTCAACACTCCGGTGCTGGTCACCCGCCGCGGCGAGATGGCCGGTCTGGGTGAAGACGGCACGCTGCAGCCGGCGCTCGACCTGATCTACGACCAGGCCGGCGCAGTTGTCGTGGTGGTCCGCGTCGAGCAGGGCGCGAACGAGGGCGCAACCATCGACAACGTGGTGGGCGGCATCGACGGCGCCACCGGGGCCTACGAGGGCGTGCACGCCTTCCTCGCGGCGGAGAACGCCGTCGGCTTCGCACCCCGCATCCTCATCGCTCCTGGCTTCACTCACCAGCGCACCAGCAACGGCATCCTGTCGATCGCTGTCCAGACCCAGGGCTCGGGCTATACCACTGCCCCGGCTGTGACCATCACCGGCGGCGGCGGCTCCGGCGCTACCGCCGTGGCGGTGCTCGGCACCGGTGGCAACCACGGCAAGGTGGTGAGCATCACCATCACCAACCCCGGCAAGGGCTACACCACCAACCCGACCATCACGATCGGCGCCCCCCCGGCCGGTGGCGTGCAGGCGGTGGCCGGCACCGTCACCCGCGGCACCGTCCGCTCCGAGCTGCTGGCCGAGATGGTCGGCATCGCTCAGCGCCTGCGCGCGGTGATCGTCGCCGACGGCCCCAACACCACCGACGCCGACGCGATCCAGATCGGCGACGACTTCGGCTCCGACCGCATCTACGTCGTTGATCCCTGGGTCCTCGTCGATGGCTCCAGCATCCCCGCATCCTCCGCTGTCGCCGGCCTGATCAACAAGGTCGACAACGAGCGGGGCTTCTGGTGGTCCCCCTCCAACAACGAGATCAACGGCATCGAGGGCACGGCCAGGGCGATCGACTTCGCCCTTGGCGATTACACCTCCCGCGCCAACCTGCTCAACGAGCAGAAGATCGCCACCATCATCCGCGAGCAAGGCTTCCGCCTCTGGGGCAACCGCACCCTGGCGGCCGATCCCAAGTACGCCTTCCTCTCCGTCCGCCGCACGGCGGACATGATCAACGAGTCGATCCTGCGCGGCCACCTCTGGGCCGTCGATCGCTGCATCACCGCCACCTACCTCGAGGAGGTGCAGGAATCGGTGCGCGAATACCTCCGCAGCCTCAAGGCCCGGGGCGCAATCCTCGGCGGCGACGTCTGGGTAGACCCTGAGCTGAACACCCCCGTAAGCATCAGCAACGGCCAGGTGTTCTTCGACTTCGACTTCACCCCGCCGTTCCCGGCTGAGCGGCTCACCTTCCGCAGCCACTTGGTGAACACCTACATCACCGACCTGTTCGCCTGAACCATCACACCGCTCACACTGCAGGACTGACCCATGGCCACGATCCCCCGTCACCTCAAGAACTTCAGCCTGTTCGTCGACGGCCGCGGCCTCGCCGGCCTGATCCAGACCCTCACCCTGCCAACCCTCACCACCAAGATGGAGGAGTTCCGGGGCGGCGGCATGGATGCGCCTGTCGAGATCGACATGGGCATGGAGAAGCTGGAGGGCACCTTCGAGCTGGCCGAGTACAACCCCGACATGATCGCCCTGTACGGCCTGGCCTCGCCCAACACGCAGATGACCGCACGCGGGGCCATGCGCCGCGACGGTGAGGATGCCGTGCCGGTGGTGGTCAACATGACCGGCGTGGTGAAACAGCTGGAGAAGGGCGACTGGGTGGCGGGCGATCCCACCTCGGGCACCTTCACCTACAGCCTGCGCTACTACAAGCTGACCATCGGCGGCCGCGAGCTGGTGGAGATCGACAAGGTGAACATGATCCGCCGGATCAACGGCCAGGATCAGCTGGCCACCATCCGCACCGCAATCGGGGTCTAATCCATGAGCAGCAAGAAGCGTCCTGAGGGCACCGCCAAGGTGCTCTTCGACTTCCCCGAGATGATCGGCGGTGTCGAGGTCGACTTCATCGTGATGCGCCGGCCCAAGGTCCGCGATCGCGTCGAGGCCGCAAAGGCCTCAACCAACGAGGGCGAGCAGGCCGTGCATCTCATCGCCAACCTCTGCGAGGTTCCGGTCGACGAGATCATGCAGCTTGACGACGCCAACTGGGGCAAGCTGGAGGCCCAGGTCGTGGCTTTCAGGCAGGCCAGGTCGTAGCAGTGGAGACCCTTCGCCGGGCCGTCATCGTCCTGGCGAAGGCAACCGGCTGGGGCCTGGCCGAGATCCTCGACATCGACCTGGACGACTTCTGGCTGTGGTTGGAGCAGGCCGAGCTGGTCGACAATGAGATCGCGGAGAGGATGAAGGCATGATCGACGGCGGCCCCCAAAAGATCACGGTCGAGATCGGCGGCAAGATCGCCGCCAGCCTCGGCGCATCACTGCGCACCGCGCAGATGCAGGTGTCGTCGTTCGGGCGGAACGTGAACCGCACGATGAACGACGCGGCGCTGGCCGGCCGCAAGGGTTTCAAGGGCATGTTCGACAACGCCCTGTGGCAGCAGGCTGCCGTCGGCGCGGCCGGCATCGGCGTGGCCCTCGGGGCCAGCATCCGCCAGGCGGCCAGCTTCGAGCTCATCCTGAGCGACATCGGCAAGACGGCCAACATCGGCCAGTCGGAGCTCAAGGGCCTGTCCGGTGAGCTGCTACGCCTGAGCGGCCGCAACCTCACCAACCTCTCGCCGGAAAAGCTGGCGGCTGGCATCCAGGACCTGGTGGCCCAGGGCCTGGAGCTGAAGGATGCTGTGGCGTCGATGGAGACGCTGGGCAAGGTGGCGACCGCCACCAACTCCGACCTGCTCGACGTCACCAAGACCGGCTTCCAGCTGCAGAACGCGCTGAAGATCCGACCGACGGAGCTCAAGGCCACCTTCGATGCGCTGGCCTTCGCCGGCAAGCAGGGCGCCTTCGAGCTGCGGGACATGGCGCAGTTCATGCCCACCATCGCCGCCGCAGCCGGCAGCCTGGGCATCCAGGGCCAGAAGGGGGCTGTCTCCCTGGCCGCCATGATGCAGATGGTGCGGAAGGATGCGCCCGACGCTGGCCAGGCCGCCACCCGCCTCACCGACGCGATGCTGAAGCTCACCGCCCCCGACGCGGTGAAGCGCTTCTCCAAGTTCGGCGTGAACATTGAGCAGGTGCTGAACGACGCCAAGGCCAAGGGCATCAACCCGATGGAGGCCGCCCTCGATCAGCTGCAGAAGGTGACCGGCGGCGACGTCTTCAAGCTCTCCCAGATCTTCGGGGACAAGGAGGCCAAGCTGGCCCTGATGTCCCTGATGAAGTACCGGAAGGAGTACGAGCAGCTGAAGGCCGAAGCCGGCGGGGCTGCCGCGGCCGGCACCGTGGACAAGGACTTTCAGCGCAGCCTGGCCACCTTCCAGGGCACGCTGACCAGCTTCCAGAACTCTGCCCAGCGGCTCGGCATCGCGGTCGGCAACGCCCTCCTGCCCCCGCTCACGCGCATGGCGGAGATCATCACGCCGATCGCCGAGGGGATCGGCAACTGGGCGGCCGCCAACCCAGGCCTGATGACCGGCGTCACCGTGATCGCTGCGGGACTGGCCGGCCTGGTGGTGGCGCTGCCGGTGATCGCCGGGGTGGTCTCCGCCATCGGCACGATCGGCACGGCCATCGGTGCGCTCACCGCTGCATTCCCCGTCCTGGCCGGCATCGGCACCGTGCTGGCCGTGGCCGCCGGCCCGATCACCCTGGTGGTCGCCGGCATCATCGGCATCGGTGCAGCCTTCACCTTCGCCTACCACAAGGTTGAGTGGTTCCGCACCGGCGTGAACGCCATGGTGGCCGGCATCAGCGCCACCTTCACCAGCTTCATCAGCGTGCTGCAAGGTGGCTGGACAATGCTGGTCGGCGTCTTCACCGGCGACACCAAGAAGATCCAGGCTGGCTTTGGCCAGATGATCGCCGGCGTCCAGGGCATGTTCACCTCCTGGTACGGCTGGATGACCTCGCTGTTCCAGCGGCTGGTCAGCCAGCTCATCCAAGGGTTCGCACGCTTCGGGCCCGGCATCCTCGGGGTGATCGGCGGCGTGCCGATGATGATCATCAGCCTGTTCAACAGGGCCGGCATCGGCCAGCGGATCATCACCTCGATCATCGATGGGCTGAAGGCGCGGGCCGGCGCGCTGTTCTCCTGGATCGGCGGCGCGGTCTCCCGCATCGGCTCGATGGTCGGCGGCGGGGGCGACGGTGGCGGTGGCGGCCAGAGCTCCGCCGGCGGGGGCCGAGCAGCAACACCCCCTGGCCGGGCTATCGGCGGGCTCGTGCGCGCCGGCTTCCCCTACATCGTCGGGGAGCGCCGCCGTGAGCTGTTCGTGCCTGGCATGGATGGAGCGATCATCCCTCGCATCGCACAACCCCTAACCGCTGGCGCGCTGGCGGCACTGATGAGCGCGCAGCCAGCCGCTGCTCAAGCCGTTGCGCCGTTCGCCCCCGCCATCAACCTGTCGCCGCAGCTCGCCGCTCCTGCGCAGGCCCCCGTCAACATCCAGGCTCCTGCGCGGGCGCCTGCCCTGCCGGCACGGCCCGCCATCACCATCAACGCCCCGATCACCATCCATGCTGGCGGTGGTGACGCGATGGAGATCCGCCGGCAGGTGGATGATGCCCTCCAGGATCTGGTGCGGCAGATGGAGTCCGCCTACCGCACTCTGCTCAACGACTGACGATGGCCCGCCCGATCTTTCAACTCGGATCATTCCAGTTCGATCTGCCGAACGGTGTCCCCCAGTCGCTCGACCGCACGGCCGACTACCGGTGGGAGACCCAGGACCGGCTGCTGCGTGATCCGGCCGTTCAGTTCCTCGGCCCGGGTAGCCAGGAGATCACCCTCGATGGCGTCCTGTTCCCCGGCTTCTCCGGCCGGCAGACCACCGTCGAAGCACTCCGCACCCTCGCCGCCCAGGGACAGCCGCAGATCCTCACCGATGGCCTGGGGCGCAACTACGGCAAGTGGGTGATCCGCCAGGTGCGCGAGGGCCTCTCCACCTTCGCCCCCGGCGGCGGCGCACGACAGATCACCTTCAACGTCTCCCTGCTGCGCTACGTCGACGACAACCCAGGCCAGGCCGCCAGCCCCCTCAGCTTCTCTCCGGTGGCACTGAGCAGCAGCACCACGACACTGGGCAGCGCCACTGCTGCAGCCGCTGCTGTCCCGGCATGGACCGGCAGCGCCAGCGCATTCGACGCAACAGGCTGGGCATTCAACCCCGCCAACTCCACAACGGCGCTGGCGGCGCGCAACGCTGGCTTCAGCCTGGCCCAGCTGGGCAACATCTCTCGCTCGGTGGTGAACGGCGATTATGTGGGCGCAGCGCTCAACGCCTTCGGCCTCAACGGCCTCACCACCACGCAGACCTCCACCTGGGCGCAGCTGGGCATCGCCGGCGCGCGGATGGTCGAGGCGATGGTGGATCGCCGCGGCCCTGCAGCGATGACCGTTGCGCTCGAGGCGCTCCGCCCCGCCACCGCCGGGCAGCTGCAGGCGATCGGCGGCGGGGCTCCCGGCGAGGCCGGCCTGTCCAACCTGATCCGCGACGCCGCCACCATCGGCACCATGCTCAACGTGGATCCCTTCATCACCGGCATCGTCCAACAGCTCGTGCGGCCATGACCCAGACCTACATCACCCGGCAGTTCGATGAGGTGGACGCGATCTGCCACGCCTACTACGGCCGCACGCAGCAGACCGTCGAGGCGGTGCTGCTCGTCAACCCGGGCCTGGCCGACATGGCGCCGATCCTCCCCGAGGGCCTGGCCATCCTGCTGCCCGACATCCCAGAGCCCAGCGTGTCTGAGGTGGTGAGAATCTGGGATCCATGACCACACCCGCATTCCGTGTCGTCGCGGACGGCACCGACATCACCGACAAGATCAAGGATCGCCTGCTCAGTCTGCGCATCACCGACCAGGCCGGCCAGCAGAGCGACAGCCTGGAGATCGCCGTCGACGACCGGGAGAAGCGGATGCCCGCTCCACGCCACGGGGCATGGCTGCGCGTCTGGCTGGGGTACAGCGCAGCCGGCCAGGAACCGTCCTACATGGGCGCATTCGCCGTCGATGAGGTGGACTTCAGCTGCGGCCCACGCTCGATGGTCATCAAGGCGACCGCTGCGCAGACCGCCCCTGAGTTGACGAAGGAAAGCCGCACGCAGAGCTGGAGCAACAAGACCCTCGGCCAGGTGGTGCAGGAGATCGCCAAGCGCAACGGCCTCCAGCCGGTGATCAACAAGCCGCTCAGCGACATCCAGATCAAGCACGAGGACCAGACCAACGAGACCGACCAGGCCTTCCTCACCCGCCTGGCGGAGAAGTACAAGGCCACCATCAAGCCGGCTGACGGCAAGCTGGTGGTGGTTGAGCGCGGCAAGGGCGCGGCCAGCCCGGTGCCCAACCCAACCGGGCGCGTCACCGCCGGCCAGGCCACCGCCCTCGCGCGCCAGGCGGGCTTCACCGGCAACGACGCGGTGATCATGGGAGCAGTCGCCATGGCCGAGAGCAGCGGCAACGTGCGGGCGCTCAACAGCAAGCCCCCCGACCTGTCCTATGGACTGTGGCAGATCAACATGATCGGCCGGCTGGGGCCCGAGCGCCGCGCCCAGCTGGGCCTGTCGAGCAACGAGCAGCTCTACAACCCTGCCACCAACGCCAGGGCCGCGCGGGCGATCTGGCAGCAGCAGGGCTTCAACGCCTGGTCGGTCTACAAGAGCGGCGCTTACCGTCGCTACCTCAACGCTGCGCAGCAGTCTGCCGGCGCTGTCGGCAGCATCGATGGCCTGCTGAAGGGGAGCTTCACGATCAAGGAGCAGGAGGTGAGCACCTGGCGCGCCACCCTCAAGGGCCGCGGCGCATACGATGCCGTCACGACGAAGTGGCTGGACCGCGCCACCAACAAGGAGAAGACGCACACCGCCGGCCAGGCGAATGGCCAGCTGCCCACCTTCGAGGAGAAGCAGCTCTACAAGACGGAGGAGGAGGCAAAGTCGGCGGCGGACAGCAAGCTCCAGTCGCTGCGCTCAGGTGAGGTGCGGGTGTCGATCACCATGCCCGGCCGGCCGGATCTGAACGCAGAGGGCAACATCACGCTGGAAGGGTTCAGGCCTGAGGTCGACGGCACATGGATCGCCAAGACCATCACGCACGACCTGGGCCCCAGCGGCTACAGCACCTCGGTGGAGTGTGGCACCCAGGGCGATGAGAACGATGGGTGGGTCAACGGTGAGGGCAGCGGAGCGAACAACGGCAAGCCGGCAGGCGAGAAGGCCCGCCTGGTGTCGCAGGCGGCCGAGCGCGCGCGCGGGATGAACACCAAGGGCGGCCCGGATGGTGGCAACAATGCTTGCCTGTTCGCCGTGAACAAGGTACTCAGGAGCGCTGGCATCACACCACCCTGGGGCAACAGCAACTACGTCCCTACCGCACGGAGCACACTGGCATCTGGCGCTGGCACGCTGCTGTCTGGCCCCGAGCCTGGCGCCATCGCAATCATGCGCGACAACGGCAGTCCCCCTTACCCTCACATCGGGATCGTCGGCAACGATGGCCGCACCATCATCAGCAACAGCTCCAGCCGGGGGACCTTCTCCTGGGCGGCCGGCGAGGGAAGCTACACCAGCACCTACGGGCGCACTCCCGAATACTGGCGGCTGAAGTAACCTGCATGGATCGAGGCGGCGCTATGCCTGAGCACGACGTCTCCCATGGAGACATCCTCTACAAGCTGGGCGGGGTTGAGGGGAAGATCGACACCCTGGCCCGTCTGGTATCAGAGAGGCAGGTCGACTTATCCGAGGCGTTTCGCCGGCTCAGCGCGGTGGAGCAACGGCCAGACCCAACGCCGATCGCCAAGGAGCTGCAGGACGTGAAAATCAAAGTGGCGATGGGCTCAGCGATCGTTGGACTGCTTGCCTTTCTCTCGCCACTCATCTGGCAGTCGGTAAGCCCTCGTCTACACTTTG